TTTTGAAGATGCTTATTATCCTGGCTTAGATGCTGGTGAATATTGTACCTATGTTTTTTATCAACTATGACTAACAACCACCAAGAAGACAGCTTAAAGGCTGCTAAACGTGCAGAGATCGAAAGACTATGGTTTGCAGAGGAGGCCACTAATAAGGACCTCCTGGAAGCCTATAAGTCTCTTGATATTAAAAAAGAGGATCTTTAATTATGAAAACTTTAAAAGAACTTTATCAGGAAGAATTGAATTGGTTTTTAAATAATTGTTATTTCAATTCAAAAAATTCTACTTTTGAAGAAATACAAAAATCAGCAATTTACTATGCAAATGTAAGATTTCAAGATCAATTTAATAAGCCTAATTAACTTTAGGCTTATTTCTTTTATTTATTTATCACTTTTTAATTATGAACATTTCATTACCTATTAATCGAAAAGAATATGATTTAATAACAAACTATTTACGTTTAAATATTGAATCAGTCAAATTTGATAATAAACCATTTAATAAAAACAATTGGAAAGCTTATCAAAGTTTAAATAAAAAATTAAATTCAATTGATTTTGATTGTTTTTAAATTTAATTATAAGCCTAGTTAATTCTAGGCTTTTTCTTCTTTTTTTATTTTTTATTATTCTTGGTCGTTATTATCCGTAGCGAAATCTTTAATGAACCTATTAAGAATTTTTTTGAAATGAATTTTTAACAGGTTCTTTTGAACCTATTGTCCCAGATTATTAATTTTATGAAACTAAGTAACAATCAGAGTATCCCTGTCGAATATTTGAAGGGAGCTTGTATCTTTTTATCCGATGAGGATGAGGGGAGGTATATAAAAGACGTGTGTGTAGATCTTGAGAAACATTCTATTATCTTGATTGATGATGATGGATGTGGATTGTATTGGGAAAGCCTACGCAATGCGTCTATCCAATTTCAGGGGGGAAGATAATGACGACTGATTATGCTTATAACTTAACTGCCATTGCTACGCATTTAAGGGAGCTTTCACAATCTATTGCTAAGAAATTAGACATAAGTGAGGAAGATGCGTGGGAGCTTTGTATTGACAAGCTGGAAGCCAAGTATCTTGCTATGACAAGGGAGGAGGATCAATGAAACATCCTACAAATAGAATGAAGAGTTGGATTGAAGGTAAAGAAGTAGAAGATAAGTTTTTAGTACAAATTTATGACTTTTTTTACCACAACAAATCTATGTATTATTCCATGCGAAGTTCTTTTTTTAATAAATCTATATCTATATTGAATTTTATTGATCAATTCAATGTTAGTAATAGTATTGGATATGGTGTTTATTCAATCTTTAAAAATACAGATAGCAATGATCAACTTAAAAACCTTGATCAGTTTGTGCTTACTGATTGTAAAGATATAAATAACGTAAGGTATCTTAAAAGAAAAATTAAACCATCTTATAAACCTTATTCTCGTAAAGAAGAGGTAAACCAATGAGTTATTCAGTAAGAACCAGGCTGCATCATTGGATTGAACAATGCCCTTGTACTAATTTTTTAGTAAAGAATAAAAAAGAACAGGAACAAGTTGATGGTATTTGGTATGACGTTGTTGTTGTTGAATGTCTTGTAAAAGCGGAGCAACAACAATGATTATTTGTCCTAAATGCGGTAGTAAATCTACTGAAGTTAACACTACAAGACCTAGAAAATCTATTTACATATGGAGAAGTAGAACTTGTAAGGATTGTGGTAAGACTTTCAGTACAAGAGAGTATGCACTACATGATTTAGATGCTCTAATAAATAATGATGGTCAGGGTCAAGATTTAAGTTCTGACCAGATTGAAGAAATTCTACAGGATCTCACTAATGACTAACGTAATTAACTTAACCAAGTATAAATTTGATCGCAACAAAGTAATAGATGAACGTATCTCTAATGCTGAGGCACGAATCGAAGAACTGCAACTATTAATTTATGCTTGGAAACTATTAAAGCACTAAAAAAGTACATTTTTATGTACTACTTTGGTGCAAGTTCAACAAAAACAGCTTGACTTCTGCTCTTAACTTAATTTATTACTGATTCTCATTCTTAAAAAGAGGTATAAGTTATGCCAGTTAGTAAAATTAAATACTCATTACGAAAAAGAAACAAAAGCACCTGGTGTTTACCTAAGACAAAGCAAGGAGATTGGCTCAGAAGAGCTTTATCTAATCAACCAACAGGACCAACAATTTAATTTACAAGGAGACTTTCTATGCCCAGAAGAAAAGTCCAACAGCCGAGAGCATGCCCACGTTTGTCTCAGGCTGTAAGGACTGTATATAACAGACGCAAACGTGGAACGCCTGATGCTGATTACTACATCATGCGGATGAACCATAACATTAAAGCTATAGGCGATTTGCCTGTTAATCAGATAACAGAACCATTGATTAATGTTCTGATTGATTATCACAGGGAAACCTTTGATAACTCTAATAAAACTATTAACAAAAAAGTATCTGCTTTGAAGATTACATTGGAGGAAATGTCCTCTGATGGTTACATTGATATGGTTAAGTTTCCAAAAAGGTTAAAGGAAACAAAGGGTAGGACGCATTACTTTACCCAGTCAATGGAAGATGATTTATTAAGTACCTTTTTACATTGGGGTCTTTATGAACATCACGATTTTGTTAAATGTTTGATTGATACAGGTGCAAGACTGAGTGAATTGTTTGGTCTTGAAAAAAGATATGTGGATTTTAACCTTAATCAGATAACTTTTCCTGATCGTAAATGTGATAACCCTGTCAGTGTACCGATGACTGATGAGGTGCAGAAGATACTAAGACCTTATTACCTAAAGTGTAGAGCTACAGATAAGTTGTTTCCTTATAGCAGCTACTGGCTGAGAACTATATGGAATAGGGTGAGAGATCACCTTGGCTACTCAGATAAGGATTGGTATGTACCGCACCTATGCAGACATACCTGTGCAACAAGGTTAGTGCAGAGGGGTGTTCCTTTAGGTGTTGTAAAGGATTGGATGGGACATGAGTGCATACAGGCAACCATGATCTATGCTCACCACGCACCGAAACAGTTGCATGAAGCTGTAAAAGTGTTAAATACTACAAGTACAAGTATTACTAAATCCAGTAAGTCCATAGCGTCTTAGGTGATGTTGATGAGATGCTTACTGTTACCTACGAATTTTTATTTAAGTCTTTGTTTTATCAGCAGATTAAATAGACTTAAAATCCAGAGAGCGTAAAGCTCGTGGCGGTTCGAGTCCGCCTACTCGCACCACTCTGGGAGGGTAGCAGTAAGTAACTCAAATTGTTAATTAAAACAAGGAGTTATTTATGAGCAAGCAGTTAAAAGTAGAAGAAGAAATGTGCAGTCGGGGCTATGCTTCGAGGCAACGAAAAGTCCAGTTAAATATTTCTAAGGGTAAAGAGTCAGAAAATGATTATGCCAGAAGCATGATTGCTGCTGGTCTTGCACCCTTTTCAAAAGCAATACAACAGTTTATTGATAGGTCTTGGCGAGGTAAACCAGGGCCGAAGGCTGTCGCTGCTGTTAAGTTGTCAGAGTTCCCTGACATTGATGTTGTTGCGTTCATTGCTTTCAAGGCAATCATTGATGGTACATCACAGGGAAAGACTGCAACACAGGTAGCAATACAAACAGGGCATTTATTAGAAGATGAGATGCGGTTTAGTGTCTTTGAAGAAAGTGACAAAAGATATTTTTCTGCTGTTAAAAACCATATAAACGATACAACCCACCCAAGATACAGACGCAACATGATGATTGGTCACATGAGAAACAGAGGTTTTGTTTTTCAGTCGTGGGCAAAGGAAGATAAGCTGCGTATCGGCATGAAATTAATTGACCTGATAATAA